ATGGAGAGTAGCGAGGACCTAGAAATTGTCTTTGATATGTTTTTCTTGTTGCCATCTATCCTCCAAATGCTGGTCCTATTCTAGCAGACATTGGTACATTTGTTGTTCCAGCTGCACTTATGCCTTGGAAAGCACTAGCTGAATAACCAGAACCTCCACCAAAACTCATCCCACTAAAAGCACCAGATAAACCTGTTTGCATAACTGCCATAGCTAAAGCTGATGTTGCCTGACTTCTAGCTTGATATTTTGCCATCTGTCCTCTGTACTCTAAATAACGAGCTTCCCTATCCGCTTTTTCTACAGCTAGTAAAGCCTCTTCTTCCTGAATATTTACATCTAGAGCAGCTGGTCTTAAAATCTGTTGTTTACTTACAGTATCAACAGAACCAATAAAAGGATTTACTGCGCTTGCATAACCACCAGCTATGTTACTAGCTAAAGCAACCTTTGCTCGTCTTAATATTTCATTCGCCTTTTCTTGTGCAGTTACCGCTTCTATTCTACCTTCTAATCGTCTGTTTCTAGCTTGAGCTTCGTAGGCTTGTTGTTGAATCTTACCACCAGCAATAGTTGCTTGGTATTGTCGGTAAGACATAAATAAACCTGCACCTGCAAATACTGCTGATATTGCTGTTGCTGCTGTCATTGACTACCACTCACATTGTATTCTAAACCAAGTAATGTAAAAAACAAAGGCTTGGTCTGGGTTATTTCTAATTGTACTTCGCTACTATATCCAAGTATCGGAGTGACTCTTTTACGACCAGAAAAAATAGTTTCGGCTGAATCAAGAGTATAAGGAAACTGTTTTAACGGAACTTCCTTGCCATTAATAGCAATATTTTGAGTTTTAAATAAAATAGGGTTAGCATCTACAATTCTTTTTTTTCTACCAACCATAGTGCCAGAAGGTAGTTTAGGTTCGGCTGGTAAGGTTTTAGCAACTACATCATAATGTAAACCTATCTCTACATAAGTAGTTGGTATTTGATCTATAGTTATTTCCCCAGACGCAACAGTTTTCGTACCCAAGAATATATCATCTCTAATAACTTCCACAGTTTCTCCTTCAAGGTGCGTAAGACCTGTAACTGTTGTTGAGGTAGGCTTATTCCCATCAGCAGACCCATCAAAAAGCTGAAAAGAGCAATCAGTAGTTCTATCATCATCTAAAATCTCCACATAATGTTTTGTTGATTCTACAAAATTAGTCGTTGCTAGTCTAGTAGAATCCTCTGTTGTAACACTTAAATTTTCTGATCCTGACACATCCCTAACAACAGTAACAACATTAGCGGAAGGGTTGGCTACTGTAAAACCTGACACAGCATTTAAGGCTGTGTATATATTATCGGCTGTTGTATCATTATTTGTGTTAGGTCTAAAAAAATGTGTATTACCACTTGGACTACTTGGACTACTACTCCCAGCTGCCTCCGATTGTAATGTGATTACAGTTCCATCGTTTTTTGTAAAGGTTAATTTTGTTCCTACTGCTATGTTAGAATAATCAGTTACAGTTACAGTTGCACTTACATCAGTTGCAATGTTTCTTTTTGTAACAACATAAATATCATTAATATCTACACTACAATCTTCAAAAGTTCCGTCAGTTATAAACTCACTAGGTGCAACAACTTTTTGTGTTCTATGAATTGAATAAGCAGCCATTGTTCCATCTGTGCCATTAACAATAATAAGTAAATCACCATCATCCGTTGATGTAGCTCGTCTAAATGTAATCTTTACAGGACTCTTTAAAAGGTGGCTAGATAGTAAAGATATATTGTTAGATTGATAAGACAATTCAACATCACTAAATAAAAATTCTCGTAAGGCTTTCCCTGACCTTTGTAAAAATATAGTACCGCCTTCAGCAGCTATAGGCATAAGATTCTCTTTTGAACCAGATTTAGTCGCAGCTTTAATTGTTAAATTGCCAGGTGTAATTGGTTGTCCTTCAGCTTGTTGAACATAGAACTCATTACCTGTTGTAAAAATCTGTAAATCTCTTCCACTTCTTAATCCTGTAATTGCGTTTACAGCATCTGAGCTTAGAACACTAAAAATAGAATCGTCATCCAAACCTTCAGATTCTTTAAAATTGAAAAAATCTCCAACCTTACTGCCAAACAATGCAGAAGGTAAACTTTTAGCACCACCAAAATATAGACGACCCTCATGGAATGTTCCTGATCTAGGATACCCTCTGTCTGTTGACCAAACATCTTCGTAACCAAATTCTATTTTATAATCACCACTTGCTATTGCAGAAGTGTTAAAAAAGGGTACTTCCACATTAGTTTTAACTTTTGTAGCTGATTCAAATTCTATAATTCTAGCTCTACCAAATCCATTTGTTACATCTAAAAATTGTCCAACATGACTATCAACAGAAAAAGTTGATGTGTTGTCTGGTTGAGTAGTCCAAGCCTCACTAACAGTTGCTACTTTTGAAGAACCTACATAATCAGATATGATTCTATTTTGTCCTGCCCCTGTACCACCTGTAATTCTTATTGTTGACCCATTGTATATGTCATCGGTAGCCACAGCCGAACTATCTAAAGTTATTCCACTTGATGCACCAGCTTGAGCTGTTCCTGTTCTTCCTTCATGGAATATACTTGCAGAGGCAGTTATTGTAGCTGTTCCATCAATGGATGAAGGTGTAATCGTTCCAGCTGGATTTGTTGTTGAAATTGTAAACCCATATTGAGGTGAAGTTAAAGATATTGTAGAAGCTGTCCAAGTTTGATTGTTTGCGCCTCTTACTATTTTAATAGGTGCTAAATCCTCATTCATTAGAATTAAAGTATCAGCGGATTGTGTAAATGTTAGTTTGTCAAAAGATATATTACCTAAAGAAACTGTTAAATAATTATTACCACTTGAATTGATATTTGTAACAAGCTGACCACTACTAAAAACAAACATTCTGGCATTGTTAGTTGAGCTTGTTGAGAGTTTTACAAACACTAACATAAAGGAATCAGTAGTAGAAAATTCAAAAGGAATTAATCTTACACCCTGTTGAGAAGTAAAACTTGATCCTAAATGACTTGTAACATCTAATAAAAATTGACTTCCTGGTCTGCGTTCTATTGCTCCTTGAGGAATACATAGAATGTTTGTCGCTTTCTGTAAAGCATTTTGGTATTGGTTTATATCAACTCTGCCTTTTACTAATGGATCAAACTCGCCCATCGTAAATGACGATTGATACTGAACAATCCTAGACATTAATTTCTAACCTCGGTTAACAGATATTGAGCAATGACAGGTGGTGTTTCTCCAGCACCATCAATGTTTATAGCTGTTCTAAAATAACCTCCTCTATTATTGTCGGCTAATGTGCCTAATGCTATTTGTTTATAATATGCACCTTTTTCTGTTTGATCTGTTATTGGTTCAGCTAAATTCCAAGCTAACATATAAACTAATAACTGTGTAAAGTAACTCGGTAGTTTACCCTCAACAACATCCTGTTGATAATCAACAAAAATTTTATCTCTATCTGTTAAAAGTGTTTCTCCTTGTACTTCCCATTCACCATTTATTTTTGGTGAGCCTCGGTCACCACTTGCATAAACCGCTCTCGGAACACTATTAAGCATATCAGGGGGGAGGGCATATTGATATAAAAAATGTGCTGTTGGTGCGGTGGATAACCGAGATAACTCAACCTTCTTTAAAGTAAAACTCCAAGGATACATACCTAGAGTCGTAGCTTTAATTTTTGGAAAAATTATAGAACACGCATTACCTATTGCTGTTCCGTTTGTAAAATTTGATATTGTATCAGCACCAAGCAACAATAGAGCTTGATTTGCTATACTTACTTGAGTGTCACCTGCTGCCATAAAAATCCTTAAAAGTAGGGAGGGAAAAACCCTCCCCACAGTTTATTGTTTAGTCTGAATCAGCAACACTAATTGCTGTTCCGTCACTAACATCTACTACACCACTAGCATTGCTTAATACAATAACTAGGGAAGCTGTAGGTGTGTTAGAGTCATGAACATAAATTAGATCACCGACTTTTACTTCATCCGATACCGAATTGAAGTAAGCTGCTGTATTCATAGTGGCTAAGCTATCAGTAGTGGTATAGCTCCACATTTGTGGTGCAGTACCTCTTTTACTCATACCGCCAATAGGATTCCAGCCTGTTCTAGAAAATGCCATAATTTACCTCCTACGACTCTCTACAAGTTACTTTAATAAGACCAGCTGTGTCAATAGCAACAGCACCAGCAGAATACATAGCACTCACTAGGAATGATGTCTTTTCTGGAACATAGTTGACTTCAACTTTTGGTGGGATACCCACACCGCAACCGATGGCTGATTTGTGATAGAAGAAAGTACCTCTATCGCTTGAACCATCAATAGCTAGTCCGCCTTCATCTCTGTCACCAACAATGTGAAACTGAAAACCCATCATGGTATTCAAGTCACCAGCAACAAGAGCTTTAATGTTTTGGAAATCTCCAGAAATTGCTCTTTCATCGCCAAGCAATCCAGCAAGACTATTCGCATGAATAACTGCGTGTCTGTCTGTTGGAGGAACATTAGCAGCATCCAGAGCTTTTTTAGCAGCAATGATTTTACCAATGTTTAAATCTGAAGCTCCAGCTGAACCTGAAGTTACTACTGTGTTAGCAATAGTTGACCCTGGAGAAGCTGCTTCCATAACATCAATTATTATTTGGTCCTCTCTACGAGCAATGGCTTTACCCACTACTTGTGCGAGTTCCTGTCTTTCGTCAAAATTAACCTTCGCTTGGTCAAAAATGTCGGAATATTCAGCTGCGATGTAGTTTTCCATCGTGGCTGTTACTGTTGAGAATGAAGTGTTTAAAGGAACAACATCTGTCTGTGGTGTTCTAATCTGTGCAGTACCCTTACCAATTTTAGGGAATTTTACAGTTGAACCCTCAACATTTGTACGCATCCTAACACTATCTCTTAATACTGCATCACCTTGATAAGCCTGTTTTACTTCAGCCTCAAACAAAGTAATAAATGCAGTTGATAGTCCTGTACTCATTTGTACTCCTTGTTAAAGTTATTATAAAACTAATCGCCTATCGGTTATTGAAAAAATTCAGCCTTGGCTACAAGATTCCGCTCTTGCAACGACTCATTTCTGAGCAGCCAAACTCGCCCTGAATAGGGTTATGAGTTAATATTATATTTATAACTCTTTTTTAAGAAAAATTCAAATTTATTTTATAGCTTTCCAACTCTCTCTAATTCTTCTAAATCTCTCTCAACTTGTTTTCTAAAAGCAACATCATCCGCATAACGAGGATCAGCCACTCTAGACAAAATTTCATCTTTCGCTAAACCACCATCAGAAACATTAACAGTAGGTATTTCTCTCTCGCCCATCAATCCTCTAAATTTATTTAACAATCGTTGACCAGAGGCTGTGCCACCCCATACCTCAAGTTCACTAAAATCTTGTTCTGATAAAACACCTTTTGAAACTAACCCCCTACCCCATTTAATATTAGAGCTTACAATGTTATCAGCATTCTCACCAAGTTTTTCTTTTTCTTCTTTAATATGGATTGTTTCTTGTTCTTGTTGTTCAACACCCATATCACCAATTTTTTTTACTATTTCATCAAAAGCAGTTTGCGAAATATTATTTTCTTTCGCCCAACCCTTAAATGTATCTAATACAGGATCACCTTCATTAAATCCAAGTTCTTTTGATTTTTCTAAAGAATATTCTTTAGGCGCTTTAAAATCTCCATTATGAAATTTTTTTTCAAGTTCTCCATAGGCTTTAGCTAAACCTTCTACATCAGGTCCATCCTTTTCATCCCAAAATTTTTCTGGAAAAGTGTCTGGTCTAACAAACTCAAGATTTTTTAAATCCTCACCCTCAAGAACTTCTTCTTGTTTTCCTGTTGACATACCATCATCAGATACCTCTTTAGTATCTTCCTGTGGTTGTGACATTAATCCTTTATCTTCTACAGGTTGTTGTTCTTCTTGTTGATTTTCTTGTTCAGTATTTTCATTTTCGTTCATAAGTTGCCCTCTTCATTTTAATTAATATTTCTCTTATTATAGTGTTCTGACCATCTCTAAAATATCCAAAACTTGAATCATACCCAGGAGTCCATGTTGGTGTATCCAGATATGTTTTTTTAAGATGTATCAGTAATTTTTTCCCATCGTTAGATGAAAAAACTCGTTGATATAGTTTATCTAATTCTGTTGGTTCAATAGTTTGATTAGGATTAGGTGTTGCATCTAAACCTTCCCAACCAGGACTATTTATGTTTTGTGTTTCTTGATTTGTTGCTTTCATTTTTTTTTGCCCTCCAGAGCTTTGGGTCATATCCGTTATAGTTAAAATTCATTATTGTTCATCTTGCGGTGGTGGTTGTTGGGGTTGTTGTGCTTGTTGTTGCTGAGCCATCATCTGAGCTTGCTCCGCCATAACTTGTTGCATCTGCATTCTCTCTTCCATAGTCGTTCTCAATGCTGCTGGAATACCCATAGAATCAGCAACAAAATCAGCAAGGGCTTCAAGTTTAATTGTCATCTGACCTGTTGGTCCTAACTGACTAGCTATTTGTGCGTACTGCATAGCTTGATTTACTTTAGCCATATTAGTTGCCATAGCAATCTCACCTATTGGCTGTATCTTAACTTGTAGACCATTTACTTTCAATGGTAACTGAATAATACCTAAAGTATCCATAACCTCTAATGTTCTTCTAACAACAGGATACATTGTTTCATTTATTAACCGACCATAAGCTGCGCCAAGGTTCTGTGAAAGTTCTTTCATTCTTTGTGATACTTCCAAGGCTGTTCTCGCTGACATATTGTCAGGTGGTAATGATTCATCTAACATAATTTTTTTAATGTTCATTCTTAAATCATTTGCAACAATTTGTGATAACTGCGGATCACCACTTCTTGGTAATGGTTGTAAGTCAGCTCCTCTAGGACCACCATTAGAATTAACAGGAATAATTGCACCAGGAACAAGATTAATAGAACCAGGATTTAAAACTCCAGAATCAACAGCAGTATATACTCCTGCAATGGTTAATGAAGCATTTTTAAGAGTTAATTCTAAAACTCTATTTAATGTTTTTATATCTGGTAAAGCAGTTAAAACAGGTCCTCTACCATATCTTTCGTTAGCTGCTTTCATGTAACGAGCAATAATCCAAGGAAAAGATTTTAATCGTCTGTAAACTAACTCATTGTTTCCGCTATGGTCAATAATCTGATAATGATAATCTCCTGTTTCTTTATCGTAATATGTACCCTCAATTAATTTTATTGTTTCATTTTCTCTACCTTGAAAACTATTTTTCATATCTTGCGGTATCTTTATATCAGGAAACTCTTGGTCAAGAACACCAAAAGGCTTTCGCATTTGTCTATATACTTTATCTACTGTTCCGAATGGTCCTTCCTCAAAGGTAACTAAAAAGGTCGGTACAGCAGTATATCGTATAGGTGTTATTTCATCTCCAGGTTGTACCAACATTACCGCTGTACCAATCGCTAATTCTAAAAGAAACTCTCCCATTGCCTGGTCAAAGTTAGATTGTCGCATAACATCAAACATTTTATTTTGATAACTGTCTAATACTTGCTGTGTTTCTATTTGTCTTTCTTCTGGTATTTCAGAACCAGGAACTAAACGACACCATTGCGTAGCTGGAGGAAATAATCCTGATTGCATTTTATTAGCAAATTTTTGTGTAGAGTCTATGGCTGTTGAATCAAATACCCTTGCCATTTTATCTTGCCCAGGAGTATCGGATTCATAATATCCATCGTAGAGATTCCTCATCGGCAGGGCATATCTGTAAGCATCTTCGTAAATAGACCTCCAATTATCCTTGTGACTATTTGTAAGTTCGTATTTTTTTTTTAATTGTTCTGGTTTGAGTTTTGCCATTATACTTATTTCCTTTTCATAAGTGATCGTCTTACTATACTTGGCTTCCTAACAGTAATTTGTGTTGATGGTCTAAAAGCAACTACACCTGATTTTATTTTTCTATTAACATCATTCTTAAAATTTTCAAAAAAATTCCTATAACCACGACCACCATTTCCATATAAAATAATTCTACCTAAAGTTCCTTTTCTTGAAAATATTTCTTTCCAGCCTTTATCAGCCTTTTTCATAAAATTTTCGTATGAATCTTTAATTATTTTTGTCATGTCGTTTTTTTTGTAAGACCGCCTCTAGGATTTTTATGTTCTTTTCTCATAATTATTCATTATAGGCTGTGCTAATAACAGGCTCTCTCATAGAACTACCCCTCATCAAATTTCTTCTAGTACGAGTATCAGCTTTTGCTGTAACTGTCCTTTGTCTTGATGGTGTTGCTGGTTTTGGTTCAGCTTTAGGTTTTTCTTTAGGTTTCTGATTTTTTTCTAATTCAGTTACTCTATCTCGTAACCTTTTTTGAGCAAGACCATAAGCCATTATACTTTACCTTTTTTAGCAAATTTCATTTTAGATTCGTTTACAGACATTTTCATTTTTCCACCTGTTAATTTAGCAAATTCTTTTGCTTCTTTTAATCCAGATTTATTATAACTAAATGATTTACTTTTCATACCATCTTTAGTTTTGTACATTACTTGGGGCATCTTCTTCTCTCCTTTTTTTTGGATTTCTAATATATTTTTTCATTAAGACCTCGGATTACGATTTGGACCTAATGTGCTTTGAGCCTCATCGTCAGTATCTCTACCAATGTAAGCGGTCATCAAACCTTGAGAACCTCTTCTTACTCGTTTACGAGCAGCAATTTCTCTTGACTCTCTTGCCTTCTGTTCTTCAGCTAACTTCTCTCTTCTAGCAATAGCATCAAGCTCGGCTTGGCTAGGACCAGGTGGAGGAGCTGGTGCTTTTGGTGCTGAAAATATTCCACCCATATTTACTCCTTTTCTTTTGTTTTAAACAAACGACTCATAATATAAAAGTCAGATTTGTCTGGACCATACTCTCGTAGTAATCCTTCCTGAATAAAGTAGCACTTTTTTGCCCACTTGTATGCTAGGCAATTTTGACTATTAACATTTATCTGTAATCTATGTATATTTAGTTTCTTCGCAACATACTCAAAAAACTTTAAACTTGATTTATGAAATACAAATTTATTTTTAGTTAGGTTAGAACAAGGCACTAACCATGCCTCATATACTCCTTCCCATAAAGGTATAACTCCAAAACAACAAACAATATCTCGGTGACTCATTCCAGAAAAAGATAATCCCTCTACAGGATATGTTTTAATGCGGTCATCATAATCTATAAAACTGTTGATGAGATCATTGTCGGCTTTTCTAATATCCATAATTTTTAAATGTGTATAATGAAAAGGTACAACTCTATTAGTAATTCCATCTAAACCAAAAATAGCATTCAAATCGTTATAGCTAACTTTCATATTTTATATTCATTTTTAAACTTCATTTCCCCAACAATCCCAACCTGGAGTTTTTTGTCTTGCAAATAATTCTATTCTAGGTAAATCTCCGAATAATAATTCAATTCTTTTTCGCACTTCCTCTGGTTTTTTACTATGTTTAGTTCTTTCTGCAATAACAAGTGATTCAATATTGTTATTTTTTTTATATTTCGTCATTTTCCCCTTGATACCTAATAAACATATTTCACTGCTTTTCATTGTCCAAGGTGCGACATTCTTGCAATAATTACCTTTTGAAGTTGTTTTTATCCAATTAAATACTATTGTTTTATATTTAAAACCCCACCACTTAAAGATTTCTAATGCCTCGTCTATATGAGAATCTGTAACCCACATAAAACAAACAGCATCTTCTTTTGTTATGTTTTTTACAGATAAGTTTTTTAATTGATCTAAGGTCATCGTGCTGTAATGATTACTTAAAGGTTTTATTGTATTTCCAGAAGTGTTATTTACTGCTGATTTACTGCCATAATTCCAAGGTGGGTCAGCATAAATAATATTATATTTTTTATTTGGAAAAGGTATCATTTATTCATTTTCCTAATGTTGCGAATATGAGTAATAATCATACAGATGCAAAGAAAGTATAAGGTCTTATGGTCATTGATGTAAGTAAACAACACCCACCAAAATTGTGAAAACAAACCGAAGTATCCAGAATATTTCCAACCATTACCATACAAATAGATAGAGGCTATAGCTGTAAATGTAGCAATAAATTCAACAAATAAATACATCATTTCAACGGATCAAAATCTATTTTAGCAACAAGTGGTTTTAATTGTTGTCGGTTACCTTTTGTCATTCGCCTATGTTCTCCTCCTCCAAGTAAACAATATCCAGCAGCATCACCGATATGCGAATGTTCATTTTTATTCGGTGTATCTTTAAATCGTTCCTGACCAGCTCCAATAGCTACTCGTCTAAAATGATAACCACCGCTTAACGATTTTCTTAATCTTACACATTTTCTATCCACCCTAAATCCTGGTTTATTATCTATTAACCTAGACATCGGCATTGCTAATGCTTCTCGTCTAGTTCTAAAATCATTTGTCGCAGTAGGTTTGGCGAAGAGTCCATGTACATTTTTTAAATGGTCAAAACTCGTATTCTCAAATATTTGATCTCTCTGCATACCAGCTGGATCACCCCAGATTGATAATTCATGTTTTGGAAAAAATCTATTAATATCCTCTTTGAGTAAAGTACAAAATCGTTCTAATCCCATATCAAAAGTTACAAGCTCATGTAAAACATTCCATACACCCTTCGGAGTTCTCTGGGCAAATACAGCGGCTGGTGTTAATCCAAAGTCAAGTCCTATCTGTATCGGTTCACCATCCAATATTTGACAATCATCAACCATACTCGCATCGTCATACTCACTCCATACAGGTTTACCTTCTTGAACATAAGTAAATTTACCTTCAGCATAACACCGAATCCAATCTATATTTTTACCACCCAACAACTGCTCGTAATATCCAACAGGTAAGTTATTTAAATTTTCTGCTTTATCATTTGTTTTCCACCATTTACCAGCTGCAAATACATACCCTTGAGCTTCAGGCATTTCATCAGGTACATCCTTCGCCTCAAAAACCCCAGGCGGTTGGCGAAAAAATTTCCAGGCAAAACGACCTTTAGGTGGTTCTTTTTCGGATAATCTATAAATCCAATGGTCATCATCGCAAGGGTTAGTATCAAGAATTACACCTCTCCAAGTCGGACCACCATCATCCTTAACAGGATACCTGCCTACCCTATGCGTCAAACCATCTACTATTGACTTTGGCAACTCCCTTGCTTCATTAATCCATCCTCCTGTAACTTCTAAAGATAATAACTTTCGGACATCTTTAGGTTGATCTAAAGCTAAAAACAAAACTTCCAAGTCTATACCAGCAGCTCCTTCTCTACTCGGTAATTTTATGTGGTGCGTGATTGGTGGCGAATGGCGAACTGATCCGTAGATATGTTCAGGAAACAATTCTAACCAAGTTTTTAAAGTTGTGGTTTTTAACATAGGATACGAGTTCCTAACAATAACAAACCGAGAATATTTTATGCCATCTCTTTTGCTTGGTTTTTGTTGTATAGCTCGTTTAAAAATTTCTGCACAGCACGCATAGGATTTACCAGAACCGACAGGACCAACCATACCTCTGACAAAACTATCATCATTTAAAAATTTCCAGACAGTTGGTGATTTGCTAAAGTCAAGTTTTAATCCTGGAATATTACTTGTCATTCTTTTTTCTTAATCTTTCTTTTTGTTCAATACATTTTTTTAAACGCATCTGTAAATAATGAACTTCCTTTTGTTTCTCATATAACATTTTTTCAAGTATCATAAATTATTTCCTTTAATTTTTTTATCGTTAGTTTACGAGCATCCTTCAAAGATATTATAGGATACTTTCCAATAGTATATCTCATCTTACAACCATTCTGACGATACTGAATACTCCAACTCTTATGATTATTAGCAGTAACTCTTAAACATAACCCATACACATCGCTATAGGATTTACGACCTTTAGGAGGTGGCTTTAATAATTTTATCTGTTTTTCCGTCAACATATCATTCCTTCTCCTCTCCAGGTCCAACCATTTTAATGTCAATAACCGCTGGTTTATCGGCTTCAGCTTCGCTATCTAATAATCCAGCACTCTTGGCAAGTAATTGTAAAACACGCACCTTATCAACCATCTCAATATCAAGAGTACCATCTTTTAGTATCCTAATTCTCTTAATGGCTGATAATGCGTGTTCAGGTATATCCTTCACATCCTTGACCTTGGCTAAACCATTATCCCAGGTAACAACATCCGAGATATTAGCTGTTCCAATATTTATTAATTCACTAGCTAACGCATCACGATTTTTATAAATAACTTCGCTACCCTTGATCTTTCTTTTGATCTGACGGACACTCGCAAAGTTGTCAAGACGAGGAAGGACTCTTTTAGTCATTAGAACGGAACATCATCGTTAAATTGATTATTCTGTCTAGGTTGTGGTGAAGGTGCTGATTTAGGACCATCTTTCGGTGGTAACAACATAACCTTCATAATTAGACTTCCGTCTTTGCTTTTCGTCTGTATTGGCAAAGAATTAAATATAACATCCCAGCCTCCTAACTTATTCTGAAAAGCCTTACCGACATTATGCCAATAAGTTTTACCATCTTTACCTTCTAAAGGTACGACAGCATTTAATCTATCAACCATAAAAACTCCTTTGTTAAAGTTGAAAAATATTTTTGTGGCATCCCCCCTACACGCATGGACCCCCCTCCCCCCCTGGGTGCGCCACTTGGCAGTTCGCCTTTTTTTATTTTACGAGGTGGGATTACTGCGTATTCTTTGCTTTGCATTTCTAGACTTGACTCTAGGTTTGCTAAATTAATCAAACTTCAATCTCCTTTTTGGTCGCATTGCCTTTACCACATCTTTAATTATCTCTTTAGTTGTCGTAGGTTCTGGCTTTAGACAAGCTAGTATGTATGATATGGGAAATACAGGTGGTTTCTTTTTCTTCTTCAATATGTTCTCTATCTTGGTTAGTAATGCTGATGTCTTATCCTGATATTGAATCAATAAAGTCATCTGTTGCCAATCTCTTCTGTCTGGTTGAAATATTGTTTGGTAGATTTTTAAATGGATGTTCTGGAACTTCTTCATCATTTCCATTTCATCTAATTTTTTATTCTCTTTAATAGTACTTCTAGTATTATTATTTAAGTCTAGTTCATTGAGTCTAGTTTTAGTTGCGCTAGGGTCAACTTGTTTGTTGCGCTCACCGCAACTTGTTTGTGTTTTTTTATCTGGTTTCATAGCAACTCGTATTGTATCGTTCTGTTCTATTTGTTGCAACTCTTCATCGTTATTTAATGCTCTGGAATGTACTTCTTTATCGTTCATTAATGGATCATAGAGTATTCTATAAACACTAGATTTATGTTTAACATTCTTATACAACGGAGAACCTTTTCGGAGTCGTTTGATATAGCCCCATTCAATGAGAGCTTTTACTGCTCTGGACACACTAGATTTATCTCTTAACACTTGATTAGCAATGTATTGGTATGTTGGAAAGCAGACTCCTGTATAATTATTTGCGCAGCTACATAACACAGATAAGACCAGGTATTTAATTGGTGACTTGGCAATGCGTTTATCATTCAAAGCTCTTCTCGGTACAACAGTAAATGGTCCTCCAGAATACACACTCTGAATGTTGTTCTTACCATTATCCAGAATCTTCTTCCGTATCTTGTCTTTGTAATCTGTATCCATTCTTAACAAATTGTTCATTTCACTTTAATTCTAATGTTATTCCGTTTCCTGTTACAACAAAAGGTTCATCACTCCAGAATATGTTATTACACCAATCACATTTAAGCCTATGCGGTTTGTTCTTCTTTTTCATACTTCATAGATAATCTGATATGACAATCAATATGTTCGTTAATTAATGCCTGTAAAACATGGGCATAAGTTAGATTGTTTAATTCTTTTTTAATGTACATTCGCTGTATATCACCTAGTTTCATATCATTATCCAGGCAGAACAATAGAAATTCTACGGCTTCCTTGGCGAGTAATCTATGCGTTTCACTATTTTTGTTCAACATCACTTGGCAAATCCCCAGCTGAATATTCTACCTCTTGACGATTATCTACCTCCTCATGAGCTTCTATTTCCTTTTTAAGCATATCCTGGTAGCGACATAGATACCACATTGCCTTGCGTAAATCTCTATCCTCTTCTTTTTTGCGTGAAAGTGGGTCAAGATGTTTGTGTTTGTAAGAAAATCTATAAGTGTATTTGTAATGTGATCCCAAAAGGTAAAATTTAAACCCATCATAACCGAGTCTATCTCGTATGTAATCTATGCACTCAATAGTTCCTTGTTTGTAATGGTCAGGATTAATTAATTCTATATTGTATTTAGGGTCAGCCATTATACCTCCTTTATCGTTATATCATAAATAGCTTCGGTTAGTTTTTTTTTTATTCTATACACAGAAGTTTTCACTCCTTTTACATCCTCAATAATCTTATTACCATTTTCGTAGTACATAAAATCAGCAATGTAAGTGCATATCTTTTTCCCACATACTTCAATAGGAAACTTTGGTTGTAATACTAGATCACTAATTCTTTTTTCTTCTCTCATAAACTTTAGTTCTTTATATCGCATAGCCTCTTTCTTTGAGGCAAACATAATTCCATCAACCTCGGTTCTAATCGCTTTGTATTTTGTCATCGTTTACTCGGTCCTTATATCGCCTTCCAGCATATAATAAATTTAAGTGTTCCTCCCACTTTAGGCATACCCATCCATAATAGCCTTCTGGTTTATGATGTTTAGCTATCCAATCGTCAACTAATTTCTGTGCGTGTTTACAGCTATTAGTATCACCAACATAAAAATGGTTAGCTGGTGGAGGATAGTTAGAAAAAACCATGATCCAAACTGCAAATTTAACAAACACTACAAACCAAACAATCGTCTAAAAGCTCCTTGATCCCGTAATCCCTCTTCACAATAATGTTCAACAAGTCTACCCATAGGAACTCTTTTAGTTTTAGATTCTTTCTTTAGTCTGTCATAAATTTTATTATCAATTCTAATAAATAAACCTTTCATAGTCATCCTTTCTGCGCCTACCTGTGGCTAGATATGGGGAAGGATTCCAAAAAATACAGGTAGGCATTTGACAATATATCATAATAATATTATAAATATAGAAGGCAATTATGCCTATAACAAAGGAAGGTAATTATGAACCAATCACTATTAAATACAATGTTTGATACTCAAATGAAGATATTAAAGAATTTATATTTTAGAGAACGCTTAATGCTGCCTCTAAAAACAAAAGCTGATATTTATTTAGCAAAAGAATTAGACCTAGATGTAGCTAATTTTATAGAAATGGAAGGTAAATAATGGGTTTAAAATTAGGGATAATAAGATTAAGTAATGACAAATCAGATGAAGATAGACAAAAGTTTATACTGAAAAATCATTTTAAGAAACATAACATTACTGATGTTAGGTATGTTGAGGACATAGGTATTTCAGGAGGAGTGCCTATCCTTGACAGACCTAAACTAGGTCCTGTTCTCAAAGCTGCTCCAAAAGGCACTACAGTTTATGTTTCTGACCTTTCAAGGTTAGGTCGTTTGGACTACGACATGATGAAGTTTAGAGATAATAAAAATTTTAATTTAGTTGTGTGTAATAATCCAGAGATAACTGAAGATAAAAATAGAATTATGTTTGGTGTCAATGCGATTATGTCTGACCAATACAGAAGGGATTTATCTGCCAAGCAAAAAGAAAAATGTTTAGAGATGAAAACCTCTATTGCTGAAAAAGGTTATTACATTACTAAATCCACAAATCGTAGGATGACTAAACTCGGTGTTCATAACTCTATGGATAAGGCTAGATCAAAGGCTACTGAAGCTGTAAAACAGAAAGCTATGAGAGATTTATCCAAGGTTCAGATTCATCTTAACGATGCAAAGAATCATTCCAGGTCTTTACTTGGTATGGCTAATTATCTAAATGTTCGTAACATCAAAACTGCCAGAGGTTGTAGTTGGAGTGCCTCCACAGTTAAAAGAGCTTTAGATAGAATATCAACACTTCACTAGGAGAGATAATGGAAACATTAATTATAGGAATTGTTTTTAACTTGTACTCTTGGAGCAATGCAGACTTCTTTGTGCAAAAGAAAAACAATGAAAGACAATATACTTGCGTATGGGTTGATAAGGGTTGGTCAAAAGCTGATCCAAAAAACCCATCGCTAAGTGTATTTGGTTATACAAAATATAAACAACAATGTGTAATGAAGGAGAAAGAATGAAAAATAAAACTAACAAAAAAAAATTATTAACATCTAAAGACATAGAATTTATCAAACAATGTATGTTTTATTTTTTAGACGATAGACATACTTCAATGGACACTAAATGTGAATTAAAAAATTATGAATATAAAGTTCACAGTATTGATGAAAAATTATGTGAAATGGAAAACCCCATTATTAACCAACTAACGAGGTAAAAATGAAAAAAACAATAACTGTAAAAAGTGTAAGATATTTTGAAACAAATCGTGGTGTAGGATATGAAGCCAAAACCGATAAAGGTTCTATATGGAATGATGGTAA